TGATGAATGCTCCAGGTGGTCCTCCCGCTGGCGCACCTCCAATGCCCCCTCCAGGCGGTATGCCTCCTGGTGGCGCACCTCCCATGCCGATGTAAGGATGTCCTAACATGGATCTTTTTAAACCTCGCGGCGCAGCCGCACCTCGTAATCCAACGACTAACCAGCAGCAGAATGGTCAGATTACCAACCCACCTCGGTTTGCTCCGATGGGCGGTCTTTCTAGTGCCAATAAAGCTACTGCAAAGAATAGCATGACGATCAAGCCACCCGGCGATGGTCGTAAAGTAATCTGAAGCACATAGGGGACAACAATGGCTTCTTTAGAAGATCTTTCGCCCGAAGCACGAGATGAGCTTGCTCTCATTTCGCGTCAGCTTGCAGAAAATCCTGAGACTCGTGAGGCATTCCTTCGTTTGACGAAGAAAGCGCGTCCTGAGATGACAATCGACACCATCGACATGCAAGACCGCATGGATGCTCGATTACAGGTTATGCAATCTAAACTCGACCAGATGGAAGCGTCAAAGCGTGAAGACGGTGCTCTTGCAGAGCTTGAGCGTCGGCGTCGCGAGTTGATTTCCAAGGGCAAAGCTGCGTCCGAAGAAGATATTGGTCGCATTGAAAAGATTATGCTCGAAAAGGGCATTCAGAATCACGAGACTGCTGCGGAATATGATCAGTGGATGCGTGAAAACTCAAAACCTACGGGCCAGAGCTTTTACAACCCACATTTCATGAACGAGACTGCGCGTGACACGCTGTCAAAGTTTCATAAGAATCCGGTAGGAGCCGCCCGTGACGAAGCATCTAAGGCACTTATGGAACTCCGTAAGCACCCTGGACGGTTCGGTATCTAAAGCAGCGTGGGGACGCTGAAACAACCTAGAAGAGGTTAACGATGGCTATTGGTGGTGGTATTATCCCAGCTACCGGCTCGTCGCAGTTTAATGAACTCACGTACGTTACGCGTCGTGCGTTCATCCCTAAGCTGGTGGTGCAGCTTTACAACTCCACCCCACTTATGGCTGCGTTGATTGCCAACTCACAGACTGCAACGGGCGGTGTCTCGTCTGTTACAGTTCCCGTACAAGGCTCACAGTTCGTAAATGCTCAGTGGTCCGACTACAGCGGTTCCTTCGCACAGCCGTCAGTTCAGCAGGGCGCGTACAACGCCGAATTTACGCTGAAGCTGATGATTGCTCCAGTTCCATTCCTCGGTATGGAAGGCGCAGTGCAGCAGGATCATGCTATCATTCCTCTGATCGAAGCTCGCATGAACGATGCGACCAACGTGATGATGGATGCGATGGCTTATTCGCTGTACAACAACACGACCAACACTCAGCAGTTTACTGGCTTGCCAGCCGCTGTTGACGATGGAACGGGCACTGCTACCTATGGCAATATCAACCGCTCTACCTACACATGGTGGAAGTCCGGTCAGTATGCCGCTGGTTCGGTTAATCCTACCCGTCAGAACGTCCTTCAGTACATCTCCGGCACTGTTAAGAAGGGTGCAGAAGTACCTTCCTTTGGTGTTTGCGGCTTTGGTACTTGGACTCTGCTGGCTCAGGATTATGTCGGTCAGGAACAGTATGTCATCACTCCAGGCTCCGGCTTTGACGGTGACGGCAATGGTCCTCAGGCTGCTTTCCGCGCCCTCATGGTCGCTGGTGTGCCGATTTACCCAGATCCCTACTGCCCAGAAGGTACTCTGTATCTCCTGAACAACAACTACCTGTCGCTCTATATCCATGAGCAGGGTCAGTTCGTGTTTACCGGCTTTGAATCGACTCTGCCTAACTGGCAAGTTGGTTACGTCGGTGCAGTGTTAACAATTGCCGAGCTTGTCAGCACGAAGCCTAAGTCGATGACTAAGGTGACTGGCTACAACTCGCTGTCACTGTAAGAGGAGCTTGAATCATGGCTGGTGGTATTTCAAAAATCCTCGTCGCAAGCACTCTCACTAACGCCCCTTCAGCGTATTTGCTGACAACTACCATTACCTCGGTTGGTATCGGTAACTTGACTGCATTGAACGCTGGCACGTCTTCAGCTCAGTATATCCCTGCTGGTACGTATGTCCTCCCGACTGCAACGAGCAATGTGGCTATTGAGTTGAATACGGGTGCAGCTAACGTCAACAACTGGGTCACATATCTTGCAGCCAACACTGGTGGCACCATCATCTCTGATGGTTACAACATGCGCGGCAACGCAACGACTGCTACCCAGACCCTGACGCTGTATGGTGTGAATGGTGGTCAGAACGCGACCGGTCAATACAACTCGTAAAGGGGTATAACCTATGGGTAATCCAAATCGAGTTGCTTCTGACACGCAAGATGACTTTGGTAACTATCGCGTAGCGACGGTTGCCCAAGTGTCTGTATCAAGCACGGGTAATACGATTGCAGTTTTGCCAATCCTTGACGGTGGTCTAACACCTAATACGGGTTCGTTTATTGTACGTCGTATTACTGTTTGCAATCCAGCTAATACGGCTGGTGGAACTGTACAGACTTTGCTGCCAACACAAGTGTCGATCATCACTTCGAGTGATGGTAACACGAGCAACGCAGTGGCATCATCGCAGAACCTAACCAACATTACGGCTGTAAACACCTTCCAAGATCTGACAATTGCCTCGGCATACCTGTCAGGGTCGGTTACGGCTTCTGCACTTTATGTGAAAGTTAACACAGCAGGCGCAGCAAACCATGTTGTTCGGTTCAACGTGTTTGGTGAAGTGGTGCAGTTCTAATGTCTAATGTTTGGGTCACAAATGTCGGGGAAGAATTTTTCATCGACCAGTGGGATAGTGTGCAGTATGCGTTCTCTCCTAATAAGCCGGTGGAAATCCCTGACTATGTGGCCCGACACATCTTTGCTTACAAGATGTCTGACAAGACTCCCTGTTTGGCTCGCCTTGGTTGGGCGGTTACAAACAATGACGTTCCTAAGGCTATGGAACGTCTCAATAAGTTTGTAATAACCGAGGAGAAGCCTCAGAGCTACCACAATGCGTCCCCAGTGGTAGAACGAGTACCCCTCCCCGTTTCACGGCGGGGCGGGGGAAAGGACGTTAAATAATGTGGTGGTGTCATGATTGTAACTTTGAGCGATTACATTTTTGTCGTCAGACGGTTGCTGCATGATGCAAATGCCAACTTCTGGACGGACGAAGAACTAACAATCGACATCAATGATGCTCGACAACGCCTTGTGCGTGATACGGGCTGTCATCGTATTCTTCAAACAAGTGCCGTGCTTACCGGCATTGAATCATACGACTTCTCTACTCTTCCTGAAGGCACAAAGACGATGGACGTGATTAACCTCAATGTTTATTGGGGAAATTCGCGTGTTCCATTGCGCTATGTCTCTTGGACTCAGTTTAACGCTCAGATGCGCTACTGGATCAATTATCAGGGCCAGCCAGTCATTTACTCAATGTACGGGCCAAACAAGTACTTTGTCGCCCCTGTGCCTGATCAAGATTATGTGACTGAGCTAGACACGGTTGTTCGGCCTACAGATCTTGTGGCTTTGGATGACATCGACACGGACATTGTAGATCCGTGGAAAGACCCTGTGCCTTTCTATGCGGCTTACATGGCTAAGTTCAAAGAACAGAGCTATGGCGAAGCTGAACTGTTTAAGCAGCAATATGTTCAACAACTTCAGAACGTCCTGTCCACTACGTTCACACGCAGGATGCCTGACCCTTATAGTCATCCGTACTGATCATGGCAGCATCTCCCGAACAGAAAAAACAATACCATGTTTCCAAATCCTTTAAGGGTTTGAACACTAAAGCCAATCGTACGGCTATTGGTGAGGATGAGTTTTCATGGATTGAAAATGTTCAGCCTGTCGGGTTTGGCAATCTCAAGGTCGTTCCTAACTACTCAAACGTGGCTGCTACTTGGTCTAATACGGTCACTCAATTTTGCAGCGTTAACATTAACAATTATGATTACATTCTAGCGTTTCAAGCTAACGGCGCAGCCCAATATTACAACATTGATACCAATGTGCAGGGCAATCTGGCTGTCTCTGGTACGTTTACCGGCACAGGTGTACGAGCAAAGCAGTGGAAAGATGAACGTGCTATCATCATTGACCCTGTTAAAGGCTATTACACATGGGATGCCATTGATCTGATTCCTGTTGGATCTGTAGGTGCTATCGGCATTACCAATCCTGGCGCGGGGTATATTGAAGCCCCTACAGTCACAATCAGTGCGCCAAACGTCACAAATGGGGTTCAGGCTACTGCTGTTTGTTCAATTTCAAACGCATCTGGAACTATCATAAGCATTGGCCTTGATGCCATAGGATCTGCTTATACGTCAGTGCCTACTGTAACGGTTGCGCCCCCCAGCAGCTCTTTTGGCGTTCAAGCACAGGCTTCAGCGTCCATTCAAGGCGGAAATGTTGTTGTTATTAGCGTCACTAACCCAGGTTCGGGTTATACAAATGTTCCTGCTGTAACAATTACGGGCGGTGGCGGGGCAAGTGCAAATGCTATTGCCAAGCTCGGCTCTGGTTTAGTGTCTGCTATTGCTATTACAGAAGCTGGAACAGGCTACACAGACACACCCACAGTTACAATCAGCGCACCTACGGGTGCAAATGGCGTTAATGCTACCGCTGTTGCAGGGTTCTTGACCTTCAAAACGGGTGCTGTAGGCATTTTGATTACTGCTGGCGGCACTGGTTATACCACTGCTCCAAATGTGACAATCACAGGGGCTGGCACGGCAGCTAATGCTGTTGCAATTGTAAACGGTGGAACTGTCACTCAAATTGTCGTTACCAATCCTGGCAATAACTACATTGCCAACACAACAGTGTCTTTTAGCGGCGGTGGTGGATCTGGTGCTACAGCTAAAGCCATTACAACCGTTGATCAGAACGTAGACATTGCTTCGTTTCAGGGCAGAGTGTGGATTGCTCAGGGTCGTACGGTGTTTTATTCGGCTGCTGGTGCTTACAACGACTACATCACGGTGTCTGCCGGCAATATCAACCTTCAGGATGATACGCTGCACAGCAAGATCAACTCTTTGGTCTCGGCTAACAACTTCCTGTATGTGTTTGGCGAGAACAGCATTAACGTATTTTCGGATGTGCGCGTTGGTACGGCTGGTAACACCCTGTTTACCAACACAAACGTGTCGGCATCTATTGGTTCGCAACGCATTGACGCAATATTTCCGTACTTCAGGTCGTTGCTATTTGCCAATGATTACGGGATATATGCGCTTGTAGGGGCTACAACCAGCAAGCTGTCAGACGCGTTGGATGGCATCTTTCCCAACATAAACTTTGATTACCCCATTACGGGTGGTCAAGTGCTATTGAACAACATCCTTTGCGCTGCGTTCAATTTCTATTACGACGATCCGATTCAAGGGATCACTCGACCAATTCAAGCCGTGTTCTTTGACAAGAAATGGTTCATTACAAGTCAAGGACCAACTGCGCGTGTGACATCCATTGCTCAAGCTGGAGGTGTGTTCCTTTACAGCACAAATGGAACGAATCTTCAGAAACTGTACAACGACAGCACGGTTGCAATTAGTTCAGAGCTTCAATCTGCTCTCTGGCCTATGAACGATACCATCCGCGACAAGCAAGCCCTTAAATGGGGTCTAGAAGCCATTTTGGGGGCCACTGGTGGCATTGTTACGGTTACGGTAGACAATGAGACTGGATTAGGTACT